TAACTGTTAAGCAACATCTACCCAGTTAGGTGTTTGACTGTCATCTATATTGCTATAATTAGGTGTTTGATCCTCATCTATAAGACTCCAAACAAAAGGATTACCAACTTCACCGTCAGCCGATAATCCAACTACAGTGACATTTGCTTTGGCTAGAATAGATATAGATCCAAGATTACCTGTGCCAGAAACACCATTAATATCAAATCTTGCGTTGTGGTGTATGGTTACAGAACCGACAGAGGCGGTGGCACTCTGTCCCGTTACCGATACATTAGCCTCTCCATCTACATCGACTGATACTGAACCTAAAGTTGCTACAGCGCTAGGAGCTGTAGCTACCGCTTCGCCATTTACACCAACACCCGATAAAGCGCTAGTTGCTGATTGACCTGTCAGCGTTACGTTTGCTTCAGCGTCTGTGGTTAATGTGCCTAAAGCAGAAGTGCCTGCCTGCCCTGAAAGTGTGAGATTAGCTTTACCTATAAAAGATAAAGAGCCTAAACCACCTGTAGCAGCAACGCCTGTAGGTATAACATTTGCTTCAGCATCTACACTTACAGAACCTAAAGCAGAAGTTGCAGCTACACCAGATATGGTGAAACTTATAGGTACAGCAGCTGGTTGACCCCAAGGGCCTTCGCCCCAGCCAGCACGACCCCATCCAGTCGACAT